CATCGGCAACAACAGCAAAAATAAGCGTACCAGACTTAATAGCCTGACTTGCCGGATAAAACTGTTGTTGCTGAAGCTGACCGGTGGAGCCATTGGTGAACTGGACGCCCAAAAACACACCGCAAGGCGTGGCAGTGGTTGTGCCAGTATCTTTTTCAATAGTTCCATCTGCGACTCGTTTTACCAAGTCCCCATAGAAAATGTTTGTGGCATAACCACTCGCAATTTCCATCAGCCGGGTTGAACCCGCAAACACCTGACCGCCGATCAGATTGACCGGCTTTAGCCCATAAGGGCTATCAACCGTGGGATAAGCCATTTAAAGCTCCTATTTGGAATTAGCGCCAAACTTGACCTCTGACCGGCGTTCTTTAAACACCGGCATGCGAGGATCGTTTGTGCGCATGAAGTTGTTGTCAACGGAAGTCATTTGACTATCGGTCTGCGCCTGATAATGCGCATTCCTCTGTTCAATGAATTCCGTGGGAGTTTTGCAAAGAATGAGTCCGCCGATTTCAATACTGTCTGGGAAGCGGGGGCGATCCCCGGTTTCCATCAGTTGAATCTCTGGATGCTCTGAAGCCTTTACAGGTTCCCAGCCTTCGCGGAGCTTAGAAGAAACATTACTCGGATCTGATTTACCTAGAACCGCAGTACGAATCCACCTGAACGCGTAGCCGGGCTCCGGGTTGGGAGACGGCAAAAGCTCCGGGGCCATCCACTGTTTTGGACGCTCGTATTTGGCGCGAGTTTCAAGCTCTCGGGGGGTGCGATCAGCCATTTTGTTTCCTCATCTCTTCCGCTACCGCACGGGCGTACTGCTCATTCGTCAGTCCCAACCGTTTGGCGATGTTTTCTTGCGATTTCGTAAGCACGATCTTGCGTGGCGCAGTGCTACGGGTGGCGGGGGCTACCACGGTTGACCTTTTAACCGGCTTTTCTGACGGAAACGCATAAGGAAAGACTTGGCGCATTTCTGCGTTAATACGGTCAAAATATTCATCAGTCCGTGTATCCACGCCATCATCGACAAGCTCTTGGTGAATCGTTAGAGCCACTGCCGTCATCCGCTTATTATCACCAAACCAAGGATTGGCTTCACGCCACGCACTTACTTTTGGATCAATTTGCGGTGCAGGAGGCTGTAGTTCAGGTTTTACAACAGTTTCCCGGTTTTGTAAAGCAGGTTTGAAATTATTAACTTTTTCCGCTTTAATTTTGGCGCTTGTTAATGCTTCTTGCGCCGCAACTAATGCGTCTGAATCACCTGCTTCATACGCCTCTTTGTATTGACGTTTTGCACTCTCTAGCTCTTGCGCAACAACTCTTTTAGCTTGTTCTAATAGAGCTTGTTGGCCTTGGCCTACATTGGCTTTGAGTTTTTTATTCTCTTCTGCCATTACTTGTGCAAATCTAAGAGCTTCTTCTTTTTCTCGAAGTGCCGCTTCCTTTGCCCGGCGTTCCTCGTGGTATCCCTTTGAGAAGTGCTGAATACGCTTTTTGGCGTTTTCAGAATAACTTGCCAGCTCTTCGTCTGTGACATCAACTGGCGCTTCTTTCATCGGCGCACGGTTGCGATCTTGCTCGGGAGTGTCGTCTACTACTTCAATCTCGGTATCTTCCTCTACCAAAACTTCTATTTTCTCAGGCTCTTTTTTGCTTTCTGCCTGTTCGTCTGGGAATTTAAACTCTTGCTTGTCCATGTTTAAGCCCTCGAAATGCCACGCGGATCTTCGACAACCCCTTCTACTGAATCGTCGTTAATCATTCTGAATTCCCGGCCATGAATCTTGATCCGGGTTCCTGTATTACCCCGAACTAGAACAAAATCCCCCACTTTGCAGGATGGCCCGCTGGGAAATCGCTCTTTGTCTTTGTAGCAATCCGGCCCCATTGAAACTACAAACAAGACAGGCGACATCACCTCTTCGTAATGGAGAGTTTGGCCTGACTTTACGATGCCGCTGTCATATTCCTCATCGATTTCTGGCAGAGCACAAAGAATGTGATACGTAACGGGGATTGGAAGCTGTTTGGCTTTTTGTTCAGCCGTTTCTGGCAGGTGCGTGGGGATTGCATCTTCCCCGGTGGCAATCAAAAGCTCACTCATCGTCATACTCCAGTTGTCGCACAAGGTCGGTTAGTAAAGAATGGGCAAGAGAAAGACCCTGGATTTCTCCTGCCATCGCTCTGTATTCCGGATAATCCCGCGCTGTACCGTCCGCAAGCGCTTTTGAGAGAGCTTCCCGGCGTAAATTCAGCTCTCTAATCACTACGGAAATCGCAGTAGTGCTCATTTACTTCCTAAAAGGTTTATTGGGATGATCGCAACGGCTGTTTAGGCTTAGTTAAATGCTTTAACATGTCCGTTTTGAGTTTTTTATCGGTATCTCTGTCTTTCATTTGCAGTCTTGCAACCTCCTTTTGCGCTTCTATTGCCAATCTTTCTTGCTCTAGCCTGATTTTTTGCTGGGCAATCTCAAAATCACGCTGGCTATCAGCTTCTTTTCTCTGCAATTCCTGCGCTCTAAGTTGAAGTTCTGCCTGCTGCATCTGCAACATTGGGTTTTGTGCGGCTTGTTGAGCTTGTTGTTGCTGAGCTTTTGCCTGATTGGTCTGTAAAAGCTGCTGAGAGGCTTGCGCTACCAACTTAGATAGCTGAACTTCTGCGCCTTCTGGCAGTTCCATATCTGGCGCGGTCATTTCTACGCCTAGTTGCTCTTGAATCTGCGCTCGATACCTAAACGCAAGGTGCTCGGCAACGTGCGCCATAATTGCACCCTGCATCTGTTGAGCCATCGGGCTCTGCCCAATCATCTGCATAATCATTGGATCTTGTAACAACGACATATGAGTCGTGATATGCGCGTCGTGATCTTGATAGATGAAGGCTTTTGTGGGCTTTCCTGTTAAGAAACTCATATTTTCTGACACAGGATCACGCGGTTTTTGGTCATCCTCAATTGGAACTAACTTGTCAGCGTTTTTAACTCCAAGCACTTCTAACATCTGCCTGTGTAGTTGGGGCAGGTTGTAAATTTGTGGAGCACCCTGAGCAAGTTGTAGTGCAGCTTGGTACTGCATGATCCGCTGCGCCATTGTTGAGGCGTTGGGGTCTGAGACGGGAATGACTTCTACAAGATCGTAGTCTGATTGTTTAACCTCCCTGTTGCCCCCTACAGGTGTGTAGCTGTAGTCAGGCGGCATGTAGTCCCGAATAATCTGTTTAAGAAGTTTAAACTCCATTCTTAAACTGTCGTGGACACGGGCCTGCACCGCGCTCATTGTTTTTAACTGACGCTCTAGGATTGCCAGCGTAGTTCCGACAGGCGCTTGAGCGGACATATCGCTAATCTTGAGATCGGCAATGCCAACCAATCTACGGGCGTCGTCTGTAATCTTTTCTAGTAATAGAGCAAGAACCTGACTGGGTTCTTTATAGGGTAGTGGCATGATGTTTTCACGCACTGACCCGCTTGGTACGTCAACGTCCCGAAACTCTCCCGGGGCGATAGGGGTGTCATCCCCTTTAATTCTTAGTCCTCTAGTTTTTAACCCGCCCGGCAGGTTAGACAAGGTTCCTGCGTCAACCAACTGCCTGATGATAGACGTACCTGCCCGCGCATACCCGCCAATTAAATGAATATATCCAAGACCGTAAGCACCGAATCCGTTAATGAAGTTGTACTGCACAAAGTGCTGGCGCTTCTGCTTTAGGCTGTCACCTTCATTCCAGTTTCTACGAATAGACAGGACTTTAGATGATCCTCTATCGACAGTAATGACGTAAGGCAGTGCTACCTCGTCTTCATCTTCATAACCTGGAAGATTGTAGTCAACGTGAATCTCAAGAATCTGATACCGATCATCGTCCGTTAACGTATAGCCCTGTTCTTCTGCTTTCTTCTTTTCTATGTCAGTAAAGATCCTGACAGGTTCGCCTAGTTCGACTTCACGATAAAACCCTGCTACTTGGAGTTTGCGAATATCGTTCTTAGTCTTCCGCATGACATGTGCCACGCGGGGAGAGCTATAAACATTAGATACCCCATACGGCATGATGATGTCTTCTGCCGGGATAAATGGGGCTGCTTGCCTTCCAATACTCGGATCAAAGTAAACCTTTTTAAACGCACTACCTGATAGTCCTAGTGCATACAAAAGGCGTTCATGCTCAGGCCGATACTCCACCATCTCTTCTGTCAGGCGGAAGTTCATATCGTCCCGAACTCGCTCTGCTGCTTCTTGGTTCTGTCTGGTTTCTTCTCCGATGATTCTTGTTTTAACCGGACCTTGAGCCGGAAAAGTCTCGGTAATCATCTCTGATTGAAACCTGATAGCTGCCTCTGTCAGAACCGGGCTGTATACACCACACGCCCCCAACCAAGGCTCGGCTCGTTCTTCGTACTTCATTCCAAGAACTTCTAGCCCCTTCACAAACATCTCTGCCCATTCTTTCCGGCTACTGATGTCGTCCTCTATCAAATCAATCAGGTCAGCAGAGATCTTTTCTAGCTCACCTTCTGAAATTTCGTCTGCTAGATTGGCATCAAACTCAAGCTCAACTGACTCCAGGTTAATTTCTAATCCGTCGATGTTGATTGATACAGCTTCCGGATCTTCGATCTCAATCTCGATGGCAGGCTCATCTGTCATCTGACTGATATCAATCGGAACAAGCGCGGGGGACATGTTGGTTGCCATGTTGTACCTCAGTAGTATTCAACGCGTCGTTTGAAATAAGACGGCTCTTCTTGTTCATCCGACTGAATCGTAATGAACCCGCCTTGTCTAAACCTCATTAGAGCCTGAGAAGTAGAATCCACCAAGTCATCGTGATCCCCGGTAGGAAACGATGCCATTTCCTCTACTACTTCTTCTGCCCATCGTTTATCAGGTCGCCAGACTACTCCTGATGCAAATAAATCTGCAATAGAATTTACCCGGGCAATCTTGTCTTGACCTTTATACGGCGTGTATTCCGATAAAGGAATACCCATTCTTCTTAACTCATATACCAACGGTGCGCCTGCTGCCCGCTTTTCAATAATTAATGTATCAGGGTTCCACTCTTTCCAAAGCTCTAACGCTTTCTTTTTTAACTCTGGGAACTCCAATCTATCTTTCACCGCGTCTAATAAAATAATATTAGGCTGGTAAACCCCTTTTTCATTTAAATGCTGAAAGATACCCCATGTTGTACAAGCAGAATAATCTGCCCTGTTAGATTTTTCAAAAGCAGTGTCCCAGCTCTGGATTAAATACTCGCACTCAGGCGGATCTTCGTCTTCCCATAAACGCCACTGCTCGCGTTTAATTATCGCGCTTTCTTCTGATGTTGGGTTCTGCTGATACTGAGCCTCCCATTTAGCAACCGGGATCTCAGCTTTAATAGCCTCTAACTCTTCCCTTTTCCAAAACCCAGGCCATAACGGAGTCCCGCTAGGAAGAATCGCCGGAAACTCTATGACTTCCCAGTCATCCGTCCCGTCTTTACTAGAGTTCTTAAGGATCTGCCCTGTTAAATCTCGCTTTGCCCAGCGAGTCATAACTATTATTATGGACCCCCCTGGTTGTAAACGCTGACGGGGGCCAGACGTATACCACTCATATACGTCGTCATACACAGCAGGATTATTCTGCTTTGCTTCCTGTTCCGAGTGCGGATCATCAATAATTAAGATGTCAGCGCCTTTGCCTGTAACAGCACCACCAACCCCGATAGCAAAATAATCACCACCCTGCTTTGTATTCCATCTACCTGCGGCCTTAGAGTCACTAGACAACTCTGTACTAAAGACCTTTTTATAAGGGTCACTCTGTACAAGGTTCCTGACTTTCCTACCAAACCCCACCGCTAACTCAGCAGTATGAGCGGTCTGAATAATTTTCTTCTCCGGAAACTTTCCTAAAAACCACGCAGGCAACAGGTAACTGGCAAACTCTGATTTAGTGTGCCGGGGAGGCATGTTAATTATCAACCGCTTTAACTCACCCTTTGCAACTCTTTCAAAAGCATCTGCCATGATTTTATGATGCTTACCAGAGATAAATATCGGCCACATCTGCTGGACAAAAAACAAATAAGACTCTCTACACCTCTCAACTCTATCTAACTCTAAAAGTTGAAGAATCTTCTTCCTCTGCGCAGCAGGCACTTTGTCTACTACGGACAAATACCCCCCAACCTCTGTTTGAGTCAACAAACTCACAGCTTGCTTATCTCTTTTACAGACCTGTCCACCAACCTAATAGACAAATACTTTCTAGGCTTCGTCTCAATTAACCCCTCCTCTTTTAACCTCTTAACTATCCTGTGCATATTAGACCTAGATTTCATCCCTAACCCCCTAGCTAATATTTCGTAAGAAGGCGGAGCATTGTTTAACCTGATGTACGCCCGTATAAAACGTAACACCAAATCCCACCTGTCTGTCATCTTCGCCTTCGGTCTAGCCATGCTTCTCTTAAATCTTCAATTGAACCTCTACTACCCATTCCATCGTCACCAATTCACCCCTGTTCGCACTAATGAACCAGAAATTTTATATACCCCCGGGGGTTGGCAATTTGCGGAATAAGGGGGGGGTGTTGCTGGGATGATGATCGGGAAAGTGATCGGAAGAGTGGATTAGAGCGTAACCGGATGGCGGGTGGTCAGTCGCGCGCCTGGGGGGATACCAGTACGGTGGGCCCTCCCTCACCCC